ACCAGTAGCACCCGTAATGGCGGGGGCCGTAACAGCAACAGACTGCGTAGCACCAGATGCAGCCATTTCCTGCGCAACCGAGGCAATAGCCTGTTGCTCAGTGTACCCAAGTGCCATCATCTCTGCCACTTCAGGTGTAGCAGCAGATAGACCAGCTGCAAAATCAGCTGCTTGTAAACCACCAGATGCCGCTAGATCAGCCATAGCCGCATCAACACCTGTTAGTGCAGTACCAGCACCACCAGCACCCATTGCGGCTAAACCAGCACCACCAGCAACAGCACCTAAAAATCCTAATGTGACACCTTTACCAATTTTGAACGACTTGTCAAATGAAGCTGAGCGAGCAGCAAAGTCCTTTTGAACTGATGCTTGTTGTTCAGGTGTGAGTGTGCCCATCCACTCCTGTTCCAATGCATCCCATTGCGCTTGCCACTCACGCTGCAATTGGTCATAGTATGCACCCTGCTCAGGCGAAAGCGACGGGCTATCAGGCGTCAAATTAAGAGACTGTAGCGGATCAGGTCCAAGTCTCTGATTGATGTATGAGTTGCGCGCTTTGATCCAACCGTCACCGACCATCTTGTTCTCCTAGAATAGGCCTTTGCCACCAACAAGGCTGTAATCTGTAGATACCCACAGAGTTTCAGTCTCAGTATTTGACGACATGCGTAATGATGCCGCTACGCCCATTCCTAGTGCTTGAATCCAGTGTTTCTGTATAACTGTACCGCCACCCCAAATTGCATCATTCCAAATACCAACACCCCACAGTGAACTGAAGATTGCTGGTACAGGGGTGGGAGACAACAGGTAGTCTGTTACAAAGTCGTAGAGTATTGTTGTACTTATAGAAATCGGTGCTTCTACAACAAAGACAGGGCGATACATACTCACTTGCTTTTGCGTTGCAAGTTGTTGATAATAGTTATATGCTTGCTGTACATTAGCAGTAATACCAGTTCCACCAGTATTATCTAAGAGCATGCCGTCTACGTTACCTTGCCAGGCGCAATAGACTTTGCCATCAACTGAACCAAAGAATGGGTTAGAATCGAGCTCGCCCCAACAACGTGCCACCATACCACTGAACTGGCACCATGCGTTGGTAATCTGGTTCGCAGCAAGCTGTAAGTCCCCACCCAGTGTTACAGAGGGTACATTAACTAGTACCATGTTAATCTTGGGGAAGTACTTCAGCTCCCAACCAAACAGCGGACTATACTCTGAGGTAAGCTCAGCTAACAGGAACTGTATCTTGTCTGATGTTACTGGATTCCTTGCGTCGCTTACCTTTGTAGAGATGAGCTGCTTTGCCATAGACACAACGCCTTGTTGCGTCAGAACAATGATGTCACCAGCAGCTTTATCAAAGCTTCTACGACCTGAAACAGGTGCACCTACGTTATAGACACCTTGTAAATGCCATAGTGTAGAATCAGCTGGATTCGTACCGCCATAGACAACAGCTTCACCCCGTGAAGACATAGCTACGAGGTGATCCTCAGCACCATTACCGTCGTCAATTGTCCAAGTTGTTAGGTATTGAAGGAAACCACCCAATTTGAACACAGGACCGAAATCCCAAGACAACATAGTACCAGTAATTAGGTTAACCGGTAGATACCAACCTAGTGTAGAGTCTTTTTGGACAGCCCAAAGCCGTTGCTGATGTACAGTTACTTGAATGGCATCTTTGGGATCTAATCCTGCCCATGTACCGGCACCACCGCCACCTGCGATAATAGCTGAAAGACCGCTTTCATTATAGAGAATGGCATCATCTTCGCCGTTAACAGCAATCAGGTGTGAACCACCTGTATTGACCATGTTAACCCATTGCCATCTAGCATTCGTTAGGCCTGATAAGATAGCTGCACCAGCAACACCACGTGTAGTGATGTCAAATAGACTATCAGCAGCCCATGCGAAGAGCTTCTGCGTGCCGTCTACACTAGACCAGGTAGCCAGTGACTCAACGGTGGAGGGGAGACCTGTGGTCCATTCAAAGTAGCCCTTACGTACAGCAACACCGTATGGCTGTGGCCACCAATTGTTTAGAACAATGGCGTCATTTGGCGGCATCATCGCCAAAGAGTCACGGGCATTCAGCCCACCGATCGGCGCTGGGACTGTTATAGTCGTATTGTACGACTGTGCAGCTTCATTGAAAAACTTGCCCATTATGGCGTAACATTCCAAGAACCGTCAGGAATACTCCAAGGCCCTATGTACTGATTCTGCAATTGCGGGGCCAACGACAAGATTCTAGCGCCTGTGTCCTTACCAGTCAACGAGGTAAAGACACGCATGAAATCGCCCTGTACGCCAGATACAGGTAGACCTTTGAGCTCGTAGAACTTAAACTTAACAAATTTGATCAATAGCCATGGATCATAACGAGGCGTATCACCATCAGCAATGATCATAGATTGTTCTGTCGTACCATCAGCTCCCAGACACCACATGCAGCTGATATACTCTAGCGCCAGATCGTAGAACGCAGGCGACGTGCCTACACTCGGTGTCGGATATATCTTGAATAGATTGTCGGCGATCCGGTATCTCAATCTCGGGAGAGCAGCAACCAAGGAACCCTTCAGGAACGCCCATTCCTGTGGGGTCTTCGGGCCAAGTAATGGCCAGTGATTGGTTCTATCCCATTGTGTCATATCCCTAAAATAGGAGTAATCAGTAGGGAGCGGATAGTCTGCCTGATCAACCACAGTGGTAAAAGCCCATTCACGAACAAGCTGCTCCCATGGGTAGTACATGAGAAGCTCATTGCCGCCGCTGTTAAGCAGAGACAAAAGCTGGACTGACTGAACATCCGTAAGTCCAGTTATGGTAGTGGGCTGGACGAGACCCAGCTCACCCGCCACTTGCTTGAGGATATTCAGTGCAGACCAGTAAGCAGCCATGATTAGCCCTGTTCAATTGGTGGGGGTAGTGCTGACTTAGGCACAGCTGCTTGTAGCAAAGCTACAGATGCCTTGAGCTCTGCGATCTGCTCGTCCCGTTTTTCTAGTTCAGCTTGGAGACGAATGGTAGGTGCAGCTTCCTTAGCAGCATCGAGGTACGCCTGTGCGCGTTGTTTCATGGAATGATGTCCCATGAACTGCTGGCCTGAACTGTCAGGGATAGCTGCCAGTTGTTCCACAGTGACCACGTGTACTGCGTTCAATTCAGCTATCTGAGACTTTGACATCCAAGGTAGCATCGAGAGCGGGGTGCCAGATTGGGTCTGTTCAAGACCCCGTTTGAACAATGCCCACTGACGCGGGAATCGTTGCTGGTATTCGTAGGTAGCAGGTGCTGTTACCTCGCTTCTGCTGCCTGGGGCACGGACAGAAACAAAATGTTCATCCTTGTAGATAGGACGACCTGCTTGGATGGAAGCAAATTCTTGATGAACTGCTTCAGTAAAGAATTTAGCCAGAAGCTTCTTGTCACCTTCCGCTTGGGAAGCTTCATCAAAGTCGGCTACGTTACCTTCGTACATTTCGGTGGGCACAGCGGTGCTCCTTCAAGTTAAATGCCAATCGTTGGGATATACTCGATAAAGAATCGGATGTTAGACAGTTCTACGTTATCAGCACCTCCTGTTATCTTGCTTGCTCGAACAGTATAGGTATGATCAAGTGCGTCCTCAGCAGTAGTACCCACACTAAAAGCACCTTGTACAAGATTACCAAGGCCTTGACCACTAATCGTTGTACCACCTGGAATATCTATACCATCCCTAAACAAGCTGAATACTACTTCATCACCAGTTGGTGATGCTAGATCACAATTGAATGAGATACGATTTACAGTGCTGGGTAAACCATTAGCTAGTCTCTGAATTGTACCGGCCGCAGTATCTACTATGTAGTCAGCAGTTTGCGCCAGTATAGCATCATAAGTAACAATTTGCGGCGTAACACCTAGAGCTACAAGAGTTAATGCATCGCTAGACGCAATACCATACCCTGGTGTAAAGGTGTCAATTACATCCTTGAACATGTCGCGTACATCGGCCGCGCTAATGTCCTGTGTGGTGTTATCAGGTAATAGAGCATCAACCTGGGCACGAAGCGCATTTGTAGTCAACCGAGGCATGCTAGTCACCTATATCAAAGGAGTTACTGAACGAATCATCAAATTCACCAGTGTCTGGTGGGGGGATAACACCAGGCGAGATGGATAGCTTACCTTCAGCGGTCATCGGCAATCCGGCGTACCAATGTGTGGGTAATTCAGTACTGACACGCACTGATCCGTTATTGGACGTTAGTACACCACCAGATGGTGGAAGCAACGGATTATTAGAATCGGTGAGGTTGCCAACATTAAGATACCCAATACCACCAAGATGAGCATCGGGTTCCCCTCCTGGTGCGCTAGCGAGCCCGCCATCAGCAGCAATAGGAGTCCCACCGTTGAACTGAACAACATCTTCCAAAGACAGAATGATCCGCCCCTGAGCGTCGTACTTGAGGAGCTGGTGGTTCAGCATGTCATCCCCAGGCAGAGAAACCTGCTGGAATCGCAGAGGCCATGTCTGCTGCTGCAGTGCGAATAGTACTAACAAGAGCACTCCCGCTATTCTGGGTAGAAAAGAGCCTAAAAGTACCTACTCCCATTGCAGCGTGTGATGGGTTGGTTCCTGCAGCCGGATCACCACTATTGAACCACACACCATTACGACCTGCCCAAGCCTTTTGCGCAGCAATATCAATAGCCAGCATTACGTAGTCCCCTGCCACCACTTCAGTGGTGGCTGCGCCGCTATAACCTATCGCACCGCGCAATACATAAACCAGGGGACTTGGATTAGTTACATTGCTATAACTAGCTTCACTGGAAACAGCATAACCCGGAGGTATATTAGTACCGAATCGGGCCAAGGACACGCACAAAATCTCAGCATACCACTTGCCACTAGCGTGTGAAGTAGCTGATCTAATTATGGAGTAAGTTCCGCCACTACTACCATGTGTAGCCGTCTTGTCGCCATTGGACAACGTAACACCAATAAGTCCAGTTGGTTGCCATGCCAATGCTGCAGATATAACAGTGAACACTACTCCATTGCTGTTCGCAGAATTGCCGCGACCATCAGTGCCTTTGAAAACAACCGCACTACCAACTCCAGGCGTCGTCGGCGTACCTGTGATCAGGCCAGGAGTACTCATCGCTAGCCCTGGGGGCAGCGAACCTGAGAAGATTTCAAAGACTTTGACTGGCGGCCCATTGACAAAGTGAGTACTGATATCGATGGGGGTGATTGGCGCACCTTCCGTCAATTCAGGTATGACAATCGGATCGCCAGAATCAAACTCAATTGGGGGAATCTCACCAGACTCAACCCACAAATACGTCCCAGCAGGTATTACCGTGCCGGGCGCAAAGAACGCTTCAAGATCGCCAGCCGCATCCTCTACAATGACGCCATTAGTAGCAGTGACGCGACCTTCAGCGCCAAGCGTAACAGGTGAACTACCAGTAGTCACCCATTGGAGATAACTGCCATTACATGATAAGACAAGAAAGCCAACATCTTCTGAGATGGCATTCCAATCCCACCATATATCAGTACAGTCATTTCCAATGTAGCTAGAAACACCGGCACGTGGATCAGGCTCATTTGGAACAAGCTCACCTATTACAGTGAGCTTGTTGTCGTTTGACAACCCTATTGCAGCGCCGGCGTTGTTAGCAGACATAATTACCTCAGACGCCAAATACCCAGAAGTAAGAACCAGCCGGAATCACCGTGCCTGGTGTGATGTATGACTTGAACACACCTGCCACGTTGTCCGTAGCAACACCTGCCGCACTGACACTCATCAAACCAGCAACACCAACTGTAATTGGCGATGCACCTGATCCCACCCACTGGGCAAACTTACCTGTAGCGGCACCTGATGTAGCTGGATACAGAATACCCCCAACTTCGGCGATATCCTCACCCATGACATTCCGGTCCCAATAGAAAGGACCGATCGGACCTACTGCTGGACCCTCCGCACCGGGTGCCACTGGC